CGTGGCGCCGGATGCCGCGTTGCCGAAGTTCACCACCGCCGAGTTCGACATGCTCTTGCTGGCGACCGTCCCGTAGGTGACCGCAACACGGCCCGCAGTGCGGATCGTGGTCGTCACCTCAGTCCCGCCCGTGCCAGCGTCGGTCGGATCGCCGTTGAAAAGTGCGACGTAGACGGCGGCCGGAGCGGTCGGCATGGCCGAGCCCTTGACCCAAGCGAGGACAGCGTTGGCGAGGTAGGTCGAGTTACCGGACATAGACGGCGATCCTTCTTGGGGTGGAGGGTTAGGCTGCGGCGGCAGCCATCAGGCGGCCTTTGCGAGCGTTGACGAGGCCGGGGGCGGTGGTCGCAGAGCCTTGCGGGCCAACGGGCGCTGGGATGGCGCCGTTGAGATTGGCGGGCGCGATGGCCGTTAGAGCGCCGGTCAGGGCGGGGGCGCCCGTGACGGCGCCAGAGAGCGCCACAGCGGTGCTGAGAGCCCCCGTAAGGGCGCCCGAGCCTGCGATGCTGCCTGCGTAGGTTCCGGCAACCGAAAGCGTCCCTGCCGGCCCTGCAGGCGCAGGAATGGCGCCGGTGAGCGGCTGGGCGGCGACCGACCCGACAGACCCCGTAAGCGACCCGCCACCGGGGATGGTGCCCACGAGCGCAACGGAGACCAGCAGGTTGCCGCGCAGGGTTGCCGCCGCCACGATGCTGCCGGTCAAAGCGATGCTCGGTATCACAGACGCTGCGCCGGTCAGGCTGGGCGCCGCTTGGATCGCGCCGGCCAGAGCGGTAGGGGCAACCGCGCTGACCGTGATCGCGCCGCCGAGAGCTGCCGCGCCTGCGACGCCACCGCTGAGCGCCACGACGGGCGTGATGGTGGCCGCACCCTGAAGGTTGGCGTTCGCTACGATCGCGCCAGACGCTTGAACTGGTGCCGTGACGACCAAAACGCCAGCCAGACGCGAGAGCGCGCTAATCTGGCCCGTAAGCAGCTTGGGTGCAGGGCCGACTGAGCCGACCGGCGCACCCGTCGTCGGCAGCACCCGAAGCGTCAGCCGTGTCAAACAGATGGGCTCGCCGCCGTCGACTTGCCGGTAGACATCCCCAAACACGAGCGCAGGCAGGAGTAGAAGACCCGGTCCATACCGAGGCGCAGTCCACGTGCGAGCTTCAGGGACGGCGTTGAAGGTCGCTCGGCCATCTGTCCCGGTCGGGATGATGAGGGAGCCGTCACCGGCCGCGCTGTCGCAGATCTGGATGGCCACGAGCCCGGCAGGACCCTGCGCCTGAAACTGCACGAACAGTCGCGAGCCGGTCAGGTCGGTCGGCGTCGTCTGGTCCGGATCCGTAAAGGTGAGCGCAAAGGTCCACGGCTCACCGTCGAGCCAAGCACCAGGATCCGCGGCTGTGACGCGCGGGTTCGTCGTGCCCACAGGCATGCGTCAGGCTCCCGGCGAGCAGGGTGAGAGAGTGGAGGAGTAGGTGGATCACATGTCGCGGCTAGGTTAAGCCGCCTCGACGACGAGTTGCGCGCCACCGGCGGCAATTGTACCCGCTGCCCCGGCAGTTGGTATATAACCTCGGATGCCGAAGGCCAGTGTTCCTGACGCCGTTACAGTGGCGACGCCAGAGACTGTAAAATAATCGTTTGCGTTCGCCGCTTGCGAGACATTGCGGCCAATGCTGCTACTCGTACCGCCCGCATCAAAATCTAGCGTGACGGTAGCCGTACCCGAGGCCTGGATGACGTCGAGGCTGACGGATGAGGCCGTACTGCCCATGGTGTGGCTTATTGAGGCCGTCAGCCTATACCGCTCACCTTTGAGGACCGGCATCGACGGAGTCTGCGAGAAAACCGGGGCGGCGCTGTTCGTTGATACTGCCGAGACGTTCTTCGCTGCCGCATAGAATGGCCCCCGACGCACGTAATTTGCGCCGCTAGACGTTGATGTGAACAAGGCAGGCGACGACGTGACAGAGCTGTCCATCGTCGCCGTAATTTCGTTCAGGCCAGATGCTCCCTTCAGATCAGCAGCGTTCGACCCGCGGTCCATGCGCAGACGCGCGCGGCCGTAGCTGCTATCCGTGAGACGCAGCCCGACGAAGGCTTGGGCCGCATCAGAACAGGCGTTCTCGGCGATGAAGTCGATGTCGAACTGGTTGGCGCTCGACAACTCGACACACACTGTCTCGGAGACCGCTTCTGGGTGCTTGTAGATCAGCACGTCCTTGATGATGGCCTGCGACAGGTTAGGGCCGAGCACGCCCCGCTCAAGGACGTTGAGGTGACCACCCTTGATGACAGTGCCCGGCGAGATCGCGCCCAGCGTCGAGAGAACACCCACGCGTGTCGAGACAGCATTGAATTCGAAGAGCTGCACGCCCTCGTAGCTGCGCGCGCCCGCCAGCTCTAGCATCGCATCGGCGTTGATGCAGTTGATATTGCGCAGGTTCATCAGCCCGAGGCCGTAGGTATTGCCGCACCGCAGGCGGATGAGGCGCTGCATGTTACAATACTTGGAGGTGGGAGTTGATGCGCTGTTGTTAACGCGACCGTACCCGTAGATATCGTGGATCTGCCCAGAGTTGATGTTGAGGGTGTCGATACCGATGAGCCAGCCCTGGGCTTTATTGTAGAACCCACCAAACGTGAGCCCCTTGAGTGTGAGCCTAGTCTGATCGGTGTTCAGCGTAGCATCAGCGTCCGAGTACGAAACCGACAGTGCTGTGCCGCCGGTCTCATTGCCCAGCGTCTCGAACGTCACGTTCTGGATATCGGTGCGATAGCTGTAATCCAGCTGGTTGATGACGAGGCCGGGAACGCCATTCTCGAACACAAGGGTCTCAGCGCGCGAGTGCCCCCACAGGCTGACGGTCTTAGCGCTGATCGTCGGAAGCGCGCTGCCGATGTACGCCCGACCTACTGGCATAAGGCATTTGCGACCAGCCGAGGTCAGAACGGTGGAGAGCACATCGTGGTTATCAACAGGCGTCGAGGCGCCATCGAACCCGGCGTTGACATAGCCGTAGAGGTCGATCGGATCCTGGAACCGGCTGCGCAGTTGCGCGCTGAGGGACGTTCCATCGAGCACCGCAGGCTTGCCGAGAATGCTGGAGGCGGACAGCGCGGCTGCAAGAGACTGAGCCGCCTCGCCGGTTGGGACGACGCTCGTCCCCGACGCATCCCCGGTCTTATCGAGCTTGCCGCCTATCGCGGTGGCTGTTGAAGTGGCAAGGCTGTTCAGATCAGCTTGGTTGGCTTTGATATTGAGATCGGCTTGGTTAGCCTTCGCGCTGATCGCCAGAGACAATTCGGTCGTGTTTGAATTTACTTTTCCGAAAGCCGTCCGGATCGCGTCTCCGGTCCCATTATTCGGGGACCCAACATTGATCTGTTGCGTCATGGCTTAATCAATCGTTAATGTGAGGTATGATGATATTGTCTGGCTCCGACACGGAAACCGTTAGTCCGGCGCTATTCAGCCCAGTCACAAAGGCATGAAGCGAGGTCTCAAACGCTATAAGGCCGGCGGCGAGATCTTCGGTCGTCTGAGCTTTTTCAGCCGCGCCTTTCAGCGTTGCGAGTACCGTGGCCAGTTCCATTGAGCCAAGCGACACTGCAACCACAACTTTGGCGAAGTCCGCAGGATCTGCGATGCCAACGGATGCGCCCTGCGCAGCGAACACCGACTTGGCCGGATCTGCGCTCGGCGCGTTGCCACCGTTGGCCCAGACTATGGTGGCGGCGTTCGTGTAGGCGTTCTGATGCGTCGCGTCCGGGATGATGTGCCCACTGACGGCGTCGCAGGCTGCCGAAGCCGCCGCCACCAACAGAGTGCGAAGCTGATCCACGCTCGGCTGCGCAGCGGCTGTCGCGGAAAACTTCTTACCGTTCCAAGACCAACCGACGGAAGCGTTGCCCGCTGGGTAGAAGGTTTCGGCCAAGTCGGGCGGGAAGCAATCGGACGGCGCCAACCCTTCGGGCGCGGTCCAAGCCTCGACGGCGGTGCCGTCCTGTACGCGCAGGTAATCGGCCATCACGCATATTCCTCGATTATGATCTGCCCAGGAGCACCAGCACCGCCAGAGTATGCGGACGAGCCAGCGACTGCGACGGCGCCGCCGCCGCCGGCCCCAGGCGTCGTCGCGGCTTGGCCATTGCCGGGGGTGCCGGTGGAATTTTGGCCGGCCCCCGCGCCGAAATAGCTCGGCCCGCCCGCTCCGGATGCGACGTTTCCAGCAGACGTGCCCACGCCATTGGCGCCCGGTCCGCCTACGCCGTTGAAGATGTTGCCGCCCGAACCGAAGCCGCCGAGCCCACCAGCTTGGACTGCGGCCGAGGAAACCGCAGAATTGGTCGAGCCGCCCGCTCCCCCGGTCCCTGCGCAGAATGCACCGAACGAGGATGTGGCGCCGGAACCGCCTGCTGCGCTGCCCCCGTTGACAGGCGAACCGCCGGCACCAACGGTCAGCGTGACGTTGGCAAAACCACTCGACAGATCCGTGACCGCGACGCCGCCGGCACCGCCGCCGCCGCCGGTAGCGAACTGGCCGCCACCGGTTGCCGGGGTGCCAGCTCCGGCAGCCCCACCGCCGACAACCGTGACACGCACACGGTTCGTCCCCGCAGACGGGGTGTAGGTCTGCGTCCCCACCGTCGAAAACACTCGCCGGGCGATGAGGGAGCCCTTGGCGTAGGTGTTGTTGATGACCGTCGTTAGGTTCTGAAAGGCGTTCTGAAGCTGGAACTGAGTGCCGTCGAACAGGAGCGAATAGATCCGGCCTTGGACCATTTCTCCGCCGACGAGCTGAGTGCCGTCCGGCAGGACGATGCTTTTGAGGCCGTACCCGTTCAGATTGAGCAGGGCGGGGCCGTTGTTGGTGTTGGCAACCTTCACGTACAGGGCCGTGAAGCTGTTCAGCGTCGGGGGCTTCGGGGTCAGCGTGACGACGAGAGAGTTCGCGGCGCTGCCGGTATCAACACCGTACCGTGCGCCATCCAGAGCGGCGGCGAGCGCGATCCGAAAATTATCCCGCATCACCTGCGGGGACAGGCTGTCGGTGAAATCCAGGGCGCTCCAGTCGGCCGTAAATTGACCGAAGCCAGAAGAAACCGCCGTGCTCTGCCGCAGCGCCTTGTTGTATTTCGCAGAGGCTGCCCGGCCTTGCTGGAACCCTTGGGCCAGCACATCCGACGCTGCATATCCTGCGTCGGACAGAACGTTGGCGCCCGCGCCCTGCGCAAACGGAAGAATGAGATTGCTGGCCATTCGGCGTCCTGTTGAGGCACGCGAACGGACGCGGCCCGCAGCGGCAGGCAGCGCCGATCGAAGGTGGGCGGGCGGTTAGGCGGTTAGGTTCGCGACCGTGAACGGATCCGCGTCGATCGCCCCGACATCGAAGCCAGAGACGTGATCGTCATCCATGTCGAAGCCGAACACCGGGGCTCCGTCTACGGAGGTCACGGCATAATCAACATCGGCGCCCATCGCGTTCACGGGTACGAGCAGACTGCCGAGGATGTACAGGTTCAGGTCGCTCGGGATCTTGCCAGACAGGCAGACTGAATACGTGACGGTTGCTGCGTCAGGGGCTTGGTTGGGATACTGGAACGCATCCCAGACATAACCCTCATCAAAGCCGTGCCCGTCGAGGTCGAAGCCGAACAGCGGCGGCACCTCTGGCGTGAAGGGGACGGCTTGCGCGTCGTCCTGCACGAAGATGATCGTAGCCGGGTCGGTAAAGTAGGTGCGTAGGATCGCAAGCGCATCGTCCGCTGTTCCATCCCATGAGTTCGCAAGCACCTTCGCCTGCAGCAGCCTGCGATAATCGTCGTCCGCCAGCGCCGACAGGCCCTGCGCGCTGTCGTAGGGGCCGTCGATGTAGCCCTGATCCCAGCCCAGGTTGTCGATGTCGAACGAGAACAGCGTGTTAGGCGCGGGGGTCGGGATAAACCGGGTCCGGCCGATCCAGAGGCCGTCCACGTCGAGCTGCGCGCCGACCGCTTCGTCGAGGTCGAAAGCCTGCGGCAGGCTGGCGTTGACCGCCTGCCCATCAGCGTAGGGTTGAACGCCTGCCCTCACCGTAGCGAGGAACCGAGCTTTGACCGGACTGGCTTGCCATGGCGTGATCTTCGCCATGTAGTCATCGGCGGTGGTGGTAACTGGCGTCGGCAGCGCGAATGGATCTATATCTGCCGTGTAGAGCGTCGTGTCCGCCGTGATGTAGGTCGTGTCGGTGGTGGTGTTGTAGACGGTCATGATGAGACCACCGTCACGGCGATGTTGGCTGGGTCACAAATTGAGGCCTCGTAGAAGGCGATCGGCACATCCGCAGCGACGGGCGCAGCACCATCGCGACTCTGCGTGAACGAGACGATCTTGAACGTCTTTGAACCAGCGCCATCGTAGAGCTTCGCAGCCGCGAACGCTTGGTCCCGGCTCACGTCTTCGCCGATGCTGAGCCCGTTGACGAAAGCCGCGAGCGACGCCTTCCACTGATCCTCAACCGATTGCGTGTAGCCGCCGATATTCTGGACCGTCACGGCGTACCGCACTGGCACGGTAGCGAGGTAAAAAAACCGCACGTCCTCGGGAATGCCGCTTGTCGGGGTGACGGTCTGAAACGTGCTGCCGTAGGTCGAGACCCCCGGCCCTTTCTTCAGCTCGATCACTTGGGCCAAGATCGCGGGATCACCGCCATCGACCACGACTGCAATGCAATGACCAGGGATGCCGTTGCTGTCGCGGTAGCCCTTGGAATTCTGAAAGACCTCCAAGCGATTGACGCCCGAGACCGCTGCGAGAGCGCCCTTCATCCCGTCGAGCAGGCGCATGGAGGGGAGCGCAGTGGACATCGCCTGACGCTGTCGGAGGGCGCTATCGCTCTCAACGGGCTGGCCGGCTGAGGCGGCCGTGACGTTCGTGGCTGCCTGCCAACCGCGCGTGACGGTGGCGATGGATCCCTTGCCATTGGCCGTGTCGATGGCGCCGGCCGAGAGCGTGATTGCCCCGATGGTCTGGCACGTTGCAATCGCCGTGATCTGCCCTGCATCGGGTATGGCGACAGTGGGCTGAAGCGCCCATTGATTGCCGACCGCATCCGTGACGATGCCGCCCGTGATCGTGATGCCCGCCTGCCCGACGATGAGCAGGGGAACCGTGGAGTACGAGGCTCGCTTCCGGCGGATGCCGTTCAGCTTGACGTTCCGGTCCAGACCCGTGCCCTGCGCGGTAGCCGGCGAGAACGAGTTGTAGGCCGCCAGCGTTTCGCCGTTCGCGTCGTGGATCGCATTGGCGAGAAGGGCGAGGAACTGTCCATCTTGGCTGTCAGCGCCAACGTACAGATCTTGGCCGTAAATCGACCGATAGGATCCCTGCACATAGGCGAGGCAGTCCGCGAACGTCGGACGGACGCAGCCGGCAGCCGTGATCTGGCAGACGGGGGTGGAGCCCATATCAGCGACCGTTCTCCACCTTGACGGTGATGTTGGCGGTGTTGGCCCCGACCCCCGCAAGGTAGGCGCGCGAGTAGACGGTCTGGATCGTGGCTGCGACCGTCAGGGCCCGGGTCTGGCGGTCAAGCACGCTGCTGTAGGCTTCGATCTCGATGACGCCGGGCGTGTCGAGGATGCGGGCCTGTAGAGCGGGGTCGCGGAGGCCTTCGGTTCGCTTGCCGAGCACTTCCTGCTCGAACGGCGTACCTTCCGAGCGGTCGAGATACCACTGCTCCTGCCAGAGGTTCAGGCGGCTCTCGGCGACTTGGCCGACCGCTTCCGGCACATCACGCCAGATGGAGGCTTGATCGCCCCCAAAGACATAATCGCCCGTGACGGGATCCGTCTTCCGCACCCGCATCAGTCGTCTCCGAGCGAAGTCATACCGGCCGTGTCCACCGGGGAGTGCGTGACGTGGGCGATCTGAGCCGCCAAAGAGGCCGCTATGGCTGCGGACGGCCCAGGCTGGACGATGGAAGCCAGAACCCCCTGGAAGCCGCTGGCGACCCCTTCTTGGCGATATCCATCGGCATCGAAGGTAGGCGGGATAGCGAGTGCGCCCGCGACGCTCGACACCGTGGCGATCAGCGGGTGCATCTGCGCCCCGTAGGCGAGAGCGCCAGCCGAGCCGGCAGTGACGCTGCCAACCGTCGCGATCTGGCTAAGGACGTAATTGGTGGCGTCGCTTGGAGCCGTCGCGCCGGACACTACCTGAGACACTACCTGCGGGAGCGTCTGAGTGATGCCGCCGAGGAAACTGCCTTGCGTGAGCGGCGCCGTGACTGCGCTCATTGCGGCTGATGCCGGCAAGCCAGACCCAGCCATGTCGGCGGTGTTGGCGTGGCCGAGCATGGCGAAGAACCCCTGCGCGCCGTTGGTCAGGCCGGCGAGGTTGTCGCCCGATGCCTGAAGCGCGCCCATGGCGTTGCCGAGCCCAGAACTGCCGGTGAGGGCAGAGATCAGCCCAGCCGGGCCGCCGCCGGACATGCCCTGAAGCTGTGACACGAGGCCGGGCAATTGTCCCTGGATGCCCTGCGTGAGGGAAGCCATCGGGTTCTGCATCACCGACGACAGATTGCCGTCCTGCAACACCTTCTGCATCAAGCCCTGAAGGCCAGCGCCACCGTCGAGGCGCTTGGTGATCGACAGCTTTTCAAAGAACGCCGTGCCCACTTTCATGAGGGGCACGCCGCTAATGAGCTGCAGCGCCTGCGGTAGTGCGATCCCTCCAACCATCAGCAGTTCCAGAGGAACTTGCCGCCGCGCTGCTGAACGCCTTGGGCATCAACGGCGTGCTGAGACCCGCCTTTCTCGGACTGGATCGCCATACCGTTCACCTGATGAGCAGCGCTCTCGCGGATCGTCGTGATCGCAGTGTGGCTCACGTCGTGAAGGGTCTGCTTGTCGTCGGTGCGGGTCTGGGTGCTGTCGGGCGAGACGCCTTTGAGCTTGTTCGGATCTGAGCGCACGCCGGGGATGAAGACGGCATCCCACATCGCATGCTGCCGGGTGTCACCGGCCGACTGCACGCCGCCCTGCTGATGCCACCCGTCGATGCCGAGCGCGGCTGGAACACTGAACCCTTCGTTGCCGGACTTGAGACCGAAGGTGGTGGTGATGCCACCGCCACCCATAAAGTGGACCGGGACGTCGGGGATGACCGGCAGGGTCACTTCCTCGGTCGTGCCGTCCGGCTTGCGGACGACCGCCTTTGTCGTCGGCTGCAGCTTGGCGGTGTGCCCGTCCTTGCTGTCCTCGGCCAGCGTGACAGGGCCGGCCTTGGGGAGCCGGGACAGGACGCCATCGACGACCGTTTCTAGTAGTTCGGTCTGGTCCTCGAACCGTTCGCGGATGTCGATTGAGCGATCGGTCATCGTGATCCTCTTGGCAGATGCGCGCGCGCCGCTATCTTCGCGCGATGCGCTACGCTCTTGCCGCTGTCATCATCACCGTTTCGGCCATCCCCGCTTTTGCGAGGGAGAAGCCGACCGCTGACTGTTCAGCCGACTTCGTGGCTCGCTGGCAGGCCGACAAGGTCGCCGTCGTCGAGCAGAACCAGACGCCCAAGAGGCCGTGCTGGATGAAAACC